AATTGCGGCACGAAGGGAGTGTCGGTATCGGTAGTTGCGTGCCCCCGCAACCACCGTTCCCCTACATTCGGCGGCATCCGGGCTGGACAGGCGCAACAGCGCCGCCAACAGGCCGTGCACGGTGATCGTGACCGGCTCGCGAGGTCCGGCCGGGGTGATCTCCACGCGCTCGATTAGTTTCCGCACATCGGCGAAAAGGGCTTGCCGGTCCGTGTCGTCGTCCAGGCTGGCGACATGCGCATGAAGGTCGGCGACGATTCGCCGATAGCGATCGGCCGCGCCCGGATGCAGCGCGACGGGTTGGTCATCGGCGCCGATGCGATCCATCTCGGCTTGTAGGGCTTTGCGCTCGGCTTCCATGGTATCGAGGCGCGCGACCATCGCGTCGGGTGCCGTGCCGGCGACGATCCTGTCAACGATCCGCTCGATACCCGTCGCCAGTTCGTGCAGCCGGCGGCGCTTGGTGTCGGTGTCGGCGCGTTCGGCCTTCATGAGGCGGGTACGCTCGGCATGATAGGCGCGGACATATTCGGCGATAAGATCGGGTGCCGCCAATTGCTCTTGCAGCGCCGTCAAAACCCGCTCCTCGATATGCCGGCGCGTGACGGTCCGGGTGTTGGTGCAATCGCCGCGCTCGCGATGGCCGGCACATCCGAGCCGGTCGCGGCCGATGACCGTATAGCTTGCGCCGCATGTGCCGCATTTCAATAGGCCGCTCAAGACATGCGGCGGGCGCCGTGAACGTTCGGCCGGCCGGTGGCCACGGTCGGCTTTGATCGCGGTCACGGCGGCGAATGTGGCGTCGTCGATGATACGCAGTTCGGGGGCGGGCGCGGTCATCCACTCGCTTTCCGGGTTCGGCCGCGACGTGCGCTTGCCGGTCGCCGGATTGACCACGAAGCGCTGCCGATTCCAGACGATTTCACCGCAATAGAGCCGGTTTTGCAAAATGCCGTTTTGGCGTTGGCGACTGCCGTTGATGGTCGACGCATTCCACTTGCCGCCGCGCGGGCTCGCGATCTTGTTCGCATTCAAGCCGGCGGCGATCTGGCGTGGTGTGCGGCCGGCCGCATATTCGGAATAGATGCGGCGGACGATTGCCGCCTCGCGGTCGTTGACCACGAGCATGCCGGCCTTGCCGTCGACCAGGTCGTACCCATAAGAGCGTCCGCCCGCGTGGCGGCCGTCCTGGACGACGGCGCGCAAGCCGCGCTTCGTCTTTTGGGCAAGGTCCGCCAAGTAGAGTTCGCCCATGAGGCCTTTAATGCCGACATGGATCGCGCCGACTTCGCCGTCTTGGACGGTGTGAATTTCGACGTCATGATAGACCAGCTCCTTACGGAGTTGGGCAAGGTCCGCTTGATCACGGCTGAGCCTGTCGAGGGCTTCGCAAATCAGGGTATCGAAGGTGCCGGCCGTCGCCGCGCGGCGCATGGCGGCAAGGCCGAAGCGGTTGACGGTGGACTTGCCGGATACTGCTTCATCGCGATAGGTGGCGACGATCTCGAAACCTTGCCGGGCCGCCCAGGCGGAGCACAGGTCAATTTGATCGTCGCAGGACCGGTCATTTTGAAGGTCCGACGAAAACCGTGCATAGATCGCCGCGCGTTTCATTGTCATGATCCCGTTGCGCCTCGATCCGCGCCAATGTGCGTACAAGCTCGATGAGGGCAAGCCTATCATTGCCGTCGCCGCGCGCAAGCCCGGCCGGTGATCCGGCGTCGGGTGTGCGGTTCTTGGCGGCGCGGTCCGGCATGGTCAGTCGGTCCGGTCCTTTGCCGCGTTACGGATGTTGGCGGCGAAAAAGGTGATGACGTTGGCGGCGTTCTGGACATGCCGTGCCGCTTCGGAGATTGCTTCGGCGTCGGTGGCAAAGTCAGTCGCCGGGGTGCGTTCTTCGCGGGCGATCAATTGACGCTCATTGAAGATGTGCAGGCATCCCCGGTCATCTTCCACCGCGTAGCGAACTTCGCCCGATAGCTTCTCGATGACACCAACCACGTGCCCTTCGAACCGATAGTCACCACCGGATTTCGAAACAGGGTCCAGGCGTTTGAACTTCGGGATCATAGGTCGTTCCAAATCTAGTTTGCGGAGGTGTGGAATGGGCCGTCATCTTCGTTCCAGCGTGAGAGTGTTTCTTTCATTGCTGCCTTGGATTGTTCGCGGTCGGTGTTTGAAACGTACTGGCTGCGATGGCCGCCCCATGTGAAGAGACTGAAAGGCACGCGCTTCCCGCCCGTGGCATTCTCAAGTTCCGTGTCGATCATCCGCGCGATCTTTTGCAGCGCCTTGGAGATCGCAATGTTGTCGGCGAATGAAAGTTGATCACTCATTCTTCAATCCTCCCGTTTGGAAACAAATGCTGGTCGGCAAGGGTCCGACGCTCGTAGCCGAGTTCTTCAAGGACCAACCAACCGTCTTCGGTCGGAAAGTCCTGGTGATCGATCATGCCTGCGGCCTTCAAGCACTCGCATGCCTGACTTAGTGCCGCGCCCGGCCTTACCGTGGCGGCGTCGGCATAGCCCGCAAGCCAGATGAGGGCGCGTCTTTCAATATCGAGAAGTTGGCTTGACGTGCTGGTCATGGTTGGTCGCTCCGCTGGACAAACCGCAGCGCGTCCAGGAGTGCGGCAGCGCGGAACAGCACGCGGCCGTGCTCGCCAACGACTTGGAATTCCGACCAATGTTGTCGCTGTCCCGGCCGGGGGCTTGCCTCGCGGCGCGCGCGGCGCCGCACGATGGTGCCCTTGTAGGTGATGCGGTCGCCGCAGCGCATTAGTGCTTGCAGCTCGGCGACGTTGATCTCTGCCGTCATCACGATTCCCCCTGCGGTTGCGGGCGCCACTTGGCGGCGCGATCGAGGCGTTCAATTTCGGCCATAGTGAGCGCGGCGGCCTTGACGAGGTTTCGGCGTCTGTCCGCTGGCTTCCACCACTCTCGCGACCACTCGCGCGGCCATTGGGCGGGTAGATTGTCGCCCAGAATAAGATTGTCGCCGGTGGCTTCCAGCGCGTAACAGGCGGCGGCTATGCTGAGTTCACCATACACGTGAGTATCATCGTGTTCGGCGGTCCATCCTTCTTCGCCGATCTGGCGACAACGCTCGCGAGCGACGTCCACGAAGGCGCTTGCACGGACCTTAATCGTAGTGAGGTCAACGGTGGTCTCTGGCTCTTTTGCGCGGTCGGAGCTACGCTGATCGGCTTCCGGTAATCTGGTCTGGAAGCCGTATTTCTCCGATGTCTTGTTGAACTTGCGCGCGACCGCAACGCTTAGGCCGATCCCCAGACGGGACGCGAGCAAATCGAGTGCAATCACGGCGTCCGCCATTTCGTCGGCGACGTCATCAAGGGTTGCGGTGCTGCCTGCAATGCCCCGTTCGGCCCGAAGAAATTTCTTTACTGCTTCGGCCACCTCGCCGAACTCGCCGGCGACTTCGATCGCCCTAAAGGCGACGTCCGCTTGCTCATTGCCCGGCCACTCCGTCTGCCGCGTTTCGTTGGCTTGGCGCAATGCGCCGAATGTGATGGTGCTCATGTGACGATGATCCGTTGAATGGCTTTCTCAAGCCGGTCGAACTCTTCGAAAAGCAAGGCGTGAGCTTCCTCCACCTTCTTCTTCCAGGCGTGCAGTGTTTGCTTGGCCGTCTCGATGTCGTGCCGCACCTGTTTCAGTTCGTTGTGATCGTCTGGCAGATCGTTGTGGTCCCGTGCCAGTTTGACATAGCCCCACGGCACGCCGATTTCTTTGGCGACGGTCTGGTCAGAACATCCGCCCACATATTGCTGCTTGCCGATGTCATAGCTGTCCAGGAGTGCCGCTAGAATCCTCTTTCGGAGGGGGGCGCCGATATCGAGGAACTGTTTTGGCGGCGCCGGCACATTCTCCGGTTTCTTCCCTGTGGCGTGGGCGACACATGCAGGGCATCTGTGCTTCGTCCAATCGTTCCCGATTTTCCAGCCACGCTTCGCCAGTTCGGTTGCTGTTTCGTCGTCCGTTGGCACGCGTTCCGGATAGGATACAACGCTTACCGGGCGCTTGCCTGACTTGGTGCGGCCGCTGCACTTTGGGTTGCCGCACCTTACATATTTTGCTGTGCGCTCGCTGCCCGATGTGGATTCGGTCTTCTGCCTGGTTTTGAACAAGCCGCCGGCCGGTGAGTCAGTCGTTTTCATAACGATCCCTTCTGGTTTGCGGCGCGCCCAAACGCGCGCCGCATTAGATCCTGGTCAGGCTTCCGGGCTGCCCTCAAAGGTGGGCAAGGCGGTATCCGTCGCCACCTTGTCGAGGTCGGCGCGGACGCGCTCGGCAATGGCGAGATCGGGCCGATAAATCTGGTAGAACCAGACGATGTTGCCGCTGCGGACGCGATAGCGAAGCCGCACGGGGATTTCGATCACCTCGCCTTCGATGAAGGGGGCAATGCGCAGCATGAACAGGCCGGGCACCTTGAGTGCCTTGCCTTTGGCGTCGTGGTGGCTTTCCTCAAACTGAATTTCGGATTCGCCGGATTGCAGTGTGGTTGCGTTTTTCACGGTCGACGCGACGAACACCTGAAGCCCGCGCGACAGCGTAATCAATTCGTTGGGGTTGGCGAACTTGGTCGAAAACTGCGCTTCCCAATGCTTGCGGGCGGCTTCGGCCGGCGCGGCAAGATCGGCGATGCGATCCTCCACGAATGCGGCGAAATCCTCTTGCGCCATCGGTTCGCCGTTCATCTTCGCCCATATCTTCCAATCGTCGGACAGCGGGAAGCCGTAGACGATCCGGTGCTTGGCGTTGGCGGGAACGTGGTCGACCTGGTGATAGTCGATGACGGCGGTAAAGGCGGGCTTCTGCCATGTGGTGTCGGCGAAGATCGCCGAATGCTCGCTCTTGTGGCGATCGACAAGGTCGATAAAGCTCTGGATGGTGGTGGCATGGGCCGTGCCGGTGATCCGTTCGGGCCGCAGCCGGTAGGTTTCGAATGTGAGTGACACGTCGCCGATACCGGGGTCGTCGCCGTGCTTTATCACGACAGGGACTTTGTCCGGGACGCCGGTCAATTCCTTCGGCTTGGTGATCCAGCCGAGCTCGATCGCGTCGGCTTTCTTGCCAAGTTCGGCGATCTTCTCGACAGCGGTTGTCAGTTTCTCTTCCATGGTGTGCCTCTTCTCGGTTCAAGGTTGAGCGTGTGGTGGTGTGTCCGCTATTCAGCGGCTTCCGTGTCTGTTTCGACGGCGTGGGGCGGGTCGAACATGTTCTGTTGACGCGGATGTTCGTTCGACAGCGCGCCGTCGTCGGTGAGGAAAAAGAAGTCGCGGTCGCGGGGCTTCTTGGGCCGCTTTGACGAAATCTCCCCAGACACAAGAGCCGTGCCGTTCTCGACTTCGAAGTCGATCTTGAGCGTCACCGACCCTTTCGCCTTGGCCTTCGGCCGGTCGGCGACGTGCTCCTTCAGCTCGGCTAAGGTTTCGGTGATCTCAGTGGAGAGTTCGGCGGCAAGTTGGCCGCCCTCAAGCGACCCGATGATTGTTTGTGCATCGCGGATGCGCTGCGCCATGGTGTGGCCTCCTGTCTGTTGGGTGAGGGGTTTCCGCCGCGATCGCGGCCGTGTCGTTGTTCTCGATCCACGCGCGCCAATCGGTCGCCAAGGCGACGGCGGCGGTCACCTTGTCGCGAGCGGCCGGCGCGGTCGTGGCATTCGCCAGCACCTTGTCGATTGCCGCCACGCCGGAATGGACGTGCGACGGGCTGCGGCCGAACATATCCGCGGCCGCATTGAACGGCGTTCCAAACACCCGCCGCGCGAGAAACATCGCGACATTGCGGGCGTGGCTGACAGGCCGCGTGCTGCGGCGCCGATTGGTGATCTCAAAAACCGGCACGTTGTAGACCTTGGCGACGACTGCCAAGGACAGGGCATGCGCGGTTTCTTTGGTGATTGGTGTCATGCGCCCGTCCGCCTTTGCCGTCGCTGCGACAGTTTGAGGTGGTCGGCGGCGAACCACGCTTCGGCGGTGGCGTCATCCGCCGCGCGCGCGCTCGGCAGGCGAAAGCGGACTAGGAACCGATCGGCCTTTTCCATGTGGTCGGCGCGGCCGATGACGAGGCCGGCGACACCCATGGCGGTGATGGTCACATGATCGCCGATCAAGAATGCCATGCCGTCGGCACGCCGGGTCATCGCCGCTTCCCCAGGCGGGCGCGCAAGCGCGCGATGGCGTCTTCGATCTCGGCGCAGGCGCGCCGGCCTTCGGCGACGATCGCGTCAAGGCCGTCCGGTTCGTCAAGGAACCGCTCGATCCGCCATCCGCAGCCATCAACTCTGGTGACGACAGCCGAGCGTCGTTCGATGATCTGCGTTGGCGCGGTCGCGATGAAGGCGCCATCGTTGACGGGCACGGTACGCGGCTTGCCGTCTATGAGGATGCGGGTCACTTTGCTTTGGGACATGAAACGAATCCGTATCGCTATCGCAAACAGCGCGGTGCGCTATTCGCGTAAAAAACTCTAAAAATTTTAGACTGTCAATGCAGAAATCTAAAAACTTTAGAGAATCATTTGAGGCGTGATTCGTTGGATGGCGGTGAAACGGCCATCTACCGAGGCATGAAAAATCCGTTTGAAAACCAGCATTTACACCCCGCGAAATTCAGGGGATTGCCTTATGTTCTTTAAATGTTCGTTGCTAAAGTATGAACAAACGTATGGGGAGGGATGGCAATGAACGACGACGAAAGACTTGATTTAATAATTCAAACGGCTTTGTCTGGGCCGCTGACAGTAGATGTATTGGAAATTTTAAGTAGAGGGTTGTCTGATATGGCTTTAATCATATTGTGTGGCAACGTTTCTAAGCTGCCGGTAAAAATAAAATCGAGCGAAATGTTGAACGCAGAGCGCAGCTTTATTGCGCCTTGGATGGAAATGCGAAAGCCTCCACTTTCCCACTGTGAGTAAGATTTCGGAGATACGCCAGCGGCTTCCGCAAAGTCCTTTTGCTTCATGCCGAAAAAACCTTCGCGGACGGCTCGAAGGCGTCCGGCAATGTCGGCATATTGCCCTGTGGGTGTGCGGCTCTTTTTCATGGCATGGACTCTAGAGACTCTAAAAAAATTAGCATCCCAAATGATTTTCCATTGACATAAGTCTAAAAATTTTAGATTTCTGTCGCATGGATGATGTTCGTGAGATCATTTCGGCGATCGGGCGGCGCGCGTTAGGCGAAGCGCTTGGCGTTGGCGTGGGGACCGTGAGTGCGGCGGCGGCGGCGGGGTCATTCCCGGCGGCCTGGTATCCGACGGTTCGGAAGCTGGCACGCAAAGCGGACATCGCCGTTCCTGATTCCCTTTTCAATTGGCGCCGCGCGGAAGATGCGGCGGAAATCCACAACAGTTGTGGCGCGGCCGGTGCAGAGGTCGCGCCGGCCGATCCTCCTGACGGCGGTCGCGATGCCGCCAACTTGGCCGGGGCGCCTGCGGGTGCCCCGGTCCTTTCATCCGACGCGGCCGAATAGGGCGCGACACGACCAAAGCACGGCGGCGCATGCTGCGCAGCGAAAAACGAGGCCAGGATTATCATGGATGAAAAGGCGGCGCGCCTGACCCTCAAAGCCGCGTTTCGGCGGCTGGTGAAATTTGCCGGCGGCGTGGAATTGGCAGGGGCCGAAATCGGCGCCAATGCCGGCAATGTCTCGAAATATGGCGGCCCGGACTACCGCGAAATGCCGCCGCTCATGGCCGTGGCCAGACTCGAGGCCGAGACCGGCGAACCGGCGGTGACGCGGGTTCTTGCCGACATGGCCGGTTATCGGCTGGTACCGCGCGGCGGCGGCGGCGGGGGCGATGACGTTTTTGTCGTGCGCCATGCGCAGCTCATGAAAGAGGTCGCGGACGCGGCGGCGGAGATCGCCGACGCGATCGGCGACCGGACCATAACCCCGGCGGAAGCCGCTCGGATCAACACCGAACTTGCCGACGTGACGGAAGCGATTTCGCGCCTGCAAGCGCTGTTGGCTGGCGGCGGCGTGGTGGACGCCTTCGGCCATGCCGGGCGGGCGAAAAAGGGGATCTGACCCATGGGGCACTGGTTGGCGGAAAGTTGGGCGTGGTTCGCGGAATTTTTCGCGGCGATGGCCGTGGTGTTCATCGGCGTTTTTCTGTTCGTCGCCGCCCTTTATGGCGGTGCGGTCGCCGCCGTCCGGCTGGTCGATTTCATCGCGGGGTAAAGGACATGAGCACTGTCGCGAACAGCAGTCACATCACGGCGGCCCGGCGCGATCTGAATGAGGCGATCGCACGCGCTCGGACTGCGTGGGCAAAAGAAGGTCAGGACGATGGCGGCGGCCTGACGCCGGCCGATGACCTGATTTCGTCCGGGATCGCCTTGCAGGAATTCGCGCGGCTGTCCGACGGCGACCGTCTGCTTTACCCGCACGGCTCGCCTATCAGCGGCTGGCGCTTTGCTAAATGGAGTTGGGAGGCGTTGCCGCCACGGGCGGCGTTGGTCAAGGGGATCGCGCTTGTCGTGGTCGGCTATGAGCGCCGCGTCGTCGAAGCCGCGAGCGAAGCCGAAGAGGCGCGCAAGGCCGCCCGGCACGCCGCCGATACCGATCTGCCATTTTGAGGGCGTGCCGATGACGAATTCGTCAGGCTCCTACGGTCTCTCTCTAAAGGCGCATTTACGCGCTTATGACCGGTTGCCGATGCGTGTTCGTGAGCGGTTGCAGCGTGCCAATTGTGATTGGGTCGTGACTAGGCTTGCGGACAGATGGGACAGAGGCTTGGCGACGGTCGAGGAACTCATTGCCACTATCGACCGGTGGGACCGGGAAGACACAGAAACGCACTTTGCGCGGCTTGAGCGCATGGCGCGGACGGGAACCGACTACCACGCACGATTGACGAAAAAGGGGCTCAAGAAATACGGCGCCTTGGCGAATGGTGATGACAATGGCTGAAAAGACCGCGATCGAATGGACTGACGCGACGGTCAACTTTTGGTGGGGCTGCACCAAGGTGGGGCCGGGCTGCGACAACTGTTATGCGGATAGCCACGCGAGCCGCTTCGGCGAAAGCCTGTGGGGCGCGGGCGTGCCGCGCCGCAAGATCAAGGGCGCCGTCGCGCTGTTGCGCCGGCTCGACCGGCGGTACGCAGATGCGGGCAACGGGGCGGCCTTTGGGGTGTCGGCGCCGAAATACAGCCGGCGACGGCGGGTTTTCGTGCAATCCATGTCGGACCTGTTCGACAACGACGTGCCGCTTGCCTGGTTCGATGAAGCCTGGACGACGATCGAAGAGTGCGGCCGTGTCGATATCCAGGTCGTGACCAAGCGGGTCAGCAATGTGGAAAAGCGGCTTGCGGCGATCGGCCGAACGGCATGGCAGAAACATGCTGGACTGATCATCACCGTCGTGAACCAGGAAGAGGCGGATCGCGACGTGCCGCGCCTGTTGGCACTGAAAGAACGGCTCGGCATTCCGTGGGTGGGGCTTTCAATCGAGCCGATGTTGGGGCCGATTGATCTAACACGGATCGCGGTCGCGGGTGGTTGGTATGACGCTTTGTCCGGTTGGCGCAATGTCAAAGAGCGGTTTGCCGGTATCGGGTATTTGCTCGATTGGGTCATCGTCGGTGGCGAAAGCGGGCCGGATGCGCGGCTGATGCATCTAGATTGCCCGCGCGCGATCCGCGACCAATGCGCGGCGGCGGGCGTGCCGTTCTTTTTCAAGCAGTGGGGTGAGTGGTTGCCGATTGATTCTGGTCATCCGGGCCTTAGAGGCCCCGGCTTCGGACGGTTTGATCACTGTCCGGTTAACGAGGCGGGCAATGCAACGCACGTCCGTGCTGGCAAGAAAGCTGCCGGCCATCTACTCGACGGTGTCGAGCACCACGAGTTTCCGAAGTGGATCGCCGCATGACGTTGCATCTGGTTTCGTCAAATCCGTCGGCATTCTGCATCGGTTGGCCGAGTCCTTTCGGGGGCTGCTATCGCAGCGTCTGCGCACGGTGTGGTCGTGATATCGCGGTGCCGCGCGATCTTCATGGCCAGATGGTGTGGTGCCTCTATTGCGGGCTGGACGCTGGCTTGGTGCCGCCGGTCGACGTTCCCATAGGTGCTTACGCTCACGACGGATGCACGGTGTGGCACGAAGCGCGGGGGCGCCTGACATGACCCGGCCGCGCCGTATTCAGCTTTCGAGGAAAAAGGGCTTTCGCCTGCAAGAGCATTCGCACGCCTTGAACGGCCGGCCGGCGGTGGTCGTGAGTCGACCGTCCAGGTGGGGAAATCCGTTTGTGATCGGTCGCGAATATGTGCGGCGTAGCATGGCGCCGGGCGGCGGGGAAATTGCTGGCGTCGTCTGTGACGCCGCGCAGGCCGTACAACTTTTTCGCCGGTTCACGGCCCGTGAAACTCAACTACGGATCGACGCCGCGCGCGAACTTAGGGGCAAGAACCTCGCCTGTTGGTGTCCGCTCGACGGGCCGTGCCACGCGGACGTTTTGCTCAAGATAGCGAACGGGGAGGACGCGAAATGACCTATCCGTCGCACCCTTTCGCCGATCTGTTTCCGATGATCGACGGCCCGGATTTCGACCGGCTTGTCGAGGATATCCGAGCGCATGGGCTAATCGAGCCCGTGGTGCTGTTGGATGGCAAAATCCTGGACGGCCGCAACCGGGCGCGGGCCTGCGAGGTGATCGGGATCGAGCCGGTCACACGCGCCTTTGACGGCAACGATCCGCTGCAATTCGTGCTGTCCTTGAACCTGCGACGGCGGCACCTGACAGCCAGCCAGCGGGCGCTTATCGCGGCACGTCTGGAAACGCTAAGGCAAGGAAAAACAAAGGAAAATGCCGGCAAACAGGCAAAATTGCCTGTTTCGCGCGACGACGCGGCGGCGGCCTTGAACGTCTCGCGAAGGTCCGTCACCGACGCCAAGAAGGTGATGACCGACGCGGCGAAGCCGGTGGCGGCTGCGGTGGAGCGCGGCGACCTCGCGGTCGATGTGGCGGCCAAGCTAACCGCGATGCCGAAGCCGGCGCAAACGGCGATCCTGAAGCGGGCCAAGACCGACGGCGGCATCGATGGCCGGCGGGTCGGCCAGGAGATCAAACGGGCGGCGCGGGCGGCGCGCGAACGCGAGCTTGGGGCGCGCCAACAGGCCTTGCCGGACCGGCCCTATGGGGTCGTCTATGCCGACCCGCCGTGGCGCTTCAAGCCGTTCTCGGACGATACCGGCATGGACCGGGCGGCGGACAATCACTATCCGACGCAACCGCTCGACGTCATCAAGGGTCACCGGCCGGTGACGGCCGATGACGCGGTGCTGTTTCTATGGGCAACCGCGCCGATGCTGGTCGAAGCGTTGGAGGTCATGGCGGCTTGGGGGTTCGCCTATAAGTCGCACGCGATCTGGGACAAGGTGAAGGCCGGGACCGGCTACTGGTTCCGATCGCAGCACGAGGTGCTTTTGGTCGGCACCAAGGGCAATCCGCCCGCCCCCGCCGATGTGCCGCCAAGCCTTTTCTCCGAGCGCGCGACGCGTCACAGCGCCAAGCCGGCCATCTTTCGCGAGATCATTGGAGACCTGTTCGAGACCCTGCCGAAACTCGAAATGTATTGCCGCGATCCGGCGCCGGGCTGGGACGTGTGGGGGTTCGAGGCGGACGGGGGCGGGGGATGAGGCACATTCAACCGTTTCTGTTCGGTTCGGGCTGGATAGAAGTCAAGGATGGCAATGACACGGCTCGTGCGATCTTCGACCAGCACTACAGCCGGTATCACTATCGTGATGGTCGAAAGCCGCTGTTGTTCGTCGGTCCGGGTGAAAAACTCGTTTTGATGACGGCGGACGCGGACGCCCTTTGCGTTTGGCGCAAATTCATCAGCAATGATGACCAGGAAGGCGTCAACTGTGCCGTCTTTCGCCGCGAAGGCGGCCATGTGGCGAGTGACCTTTTGAGGCAGGCTATGGGCGCCGCGTGGCGGCGCTGGCCCGGGGAGCGACTCTATACCTATGTCGATCCGGTGGCGGTTAAACCAACCATGCGTGCATCGCGTCCGACATGGGGGCATTGCTTCTATCAGGCCGGCTGGACATTCGCGGGGCTCACGAAGAAGCGGCTTCATATCTTGGAATGCCGTTATGGGGGCGGGGAATGACCGACAAACGGGTCGCCGTCCTCTTTGCGCGCCGGGATAGCATCTACAAGCGCTATCCACATTGCGACGTCTATGACGTCGACCGGGATGCACGCACATATGGTGGTGATCTGCCCATCATCGCGCATCCGCCATGCAGGGCGTGGGGTGCGTTGCGTCGCTTCGCGAAGCCGGCACCAGGCGAAAAAGAGCTGGCGATTTGGGCTATTGATCGCATTCGCTCCAACGGGGGTGTGCTTGAACACCCGCGTGCGTCATCGCTGTGGCCGGCTCTTGGGTTGCCCACCGGGCGTGACGTCGACCAGTGGGGCGGTTTCACGCTTGATGTCAACCAAAGTTGGTGGGGTCACCTCGCACAAAAGCGATCGTTTTTCTATGTCTGCGGCTGCTTACGTCGGGACGTGCCGACAATTCCCTTGTCGCTGTCGTTGCCAAAAAAGGTCGTCGCGACGTCAAGGTCTCGCAAGGGTTCGTCTGGTGTCCACCTTCCGAAGAGCCTTCGTGAGGTGACTCCGCCACATATGGCTGAATGGCTGATCTCGCTGGCGTTGGCGATATCGGAGCGTCGTGCGGATGGTGAAGCCGCATGAACGCGCCCTACCCCGCCTTTTTCGACTTGCGTTCGCTGGCCGGCGTGCCGTCCAGCCCGAGCGCGACGCGCAGCGCCGCGTTGGCGCGCGTCTGCCAGCCCTTCGGCTCTGGCGTTTTCAGCGCGGCTATCACGTCGTTGTCGAGCATGATCGACGTTGCCGTTTTGTTGCTTCCGGCCGGGCGGCCGGGGCCGCGCTTGATCGCCTTGGCGTTGGCCGGGATTTCCCATGTGTCGGGATCGGCGGCGATGCCGCGCCGAATTTTCGCGTCTTCCGCTGCGGTGGGCATATGCACCTTCGGTGCCTTGCGAGCCTTAGCCATTTTCATAGTCCTTTCTCCATGTCCGCACTTCGCGCGCCGTGGCAAGGCGCAACGAGATCACGCGGGTTTTCCGGCCGCGCATCGTGATGACCGCGACGTGAACGTCATCGCCGATCGGCGCGGCCCAGACTTCGCGCTCCTCGCCATCGACGACGTGGATATCGAAGCAGACCGAAAAGTCATGCTCGAAGCGGCCATATTCGGCAAGGGAAACGCCGTGCTTGGCAATGTTGGCCTTGTCCTTGTTGGGGTCGAATTCAAACATTGGTCCGCTCCGTTCGATGTAATTAATCTATATATATTTATTCGGGCTGTCAACAATAAATCACTATATTTTTATTCGGCCGCGATGAGGTGGCCATGAGCGGCGCGACCTCTTTGGGGCTGACAGGTGTCAGCCTGTTTGACCCGGACAGAAACGCGCAAGATGGCTACGCGTTGGCGCTTGCCGCGATCCGCGAACGGCGCGTGCGGGCGGGCGAAATCAGCCCGCGCAACGACCAAGAGCGGCGGTGGGCCGATGAGGGCGCGGTGGCGCCGTCGCAGCTCGATACGGTGAGGGCGGGCCTATGAGCTTTGAGGGGAGCGGCTTACCAGTGGCAGGCATCACGCAAGGGCGCGATGGATTGGGCAAGGCCGGTGATATCGAATTCCGCAATCGCGTACCCGCCGTTATGGGTCGGTGCGCGGACGTAGAGACTGGTGCCGCCGAAAAGACCCTTGATGAAAGGAATGGCCACCGCGCCGGTCCACAAGCCGACCGTGTCGCGGCTTGTAGATGGCCGGAATCGCTGCTTTCTCGGCTTGCCGTCGTCTATTCGATAGTCTGCGGTGATGGCTCGGTACGACGAAAAGAAGGCGTCGGCGAAGGTGATCCGTGCGGTCGTGGTGTTTTCGACACAGCCAAGCGTCAGCGTGTGCTTGCCCTTTTTGGCGACCGTGACGACGCCGATCAGGGGAGAGTCGTCAAGCTTCGATTTCCCGCGATGCACGAACCACGCACCGGCTTTCACCGTCTCAGCCGGAAGTGGGGCGCCGTCATGCGTCGTGTGGGTTTGCGGCGCCGCGTTGGCCTTGTCGTAGCAGGCAAGACGTTTCGCGTCGTCGGTGATCTCCCTGCATCGCTCGGCCATAGCCGGGCTCGGTGCGGTAAGCAGGACAGCAAGAACAATGAGCGCGCGCATGGCCTTTCTCTCGGTCGGTGCCGGCGCTCATTCCATCTGAATAGAGCCCCCAGCGCAAGAGGTGTGGTCCGATGAGTTGGCAGGCAACCGCGTGGGCAAAGACACAGACGGCCGGCGGCGGTGTGCGCAAGGCGGTGTTGATGATCCTTGCCGAAAACTGCCACGCCAATGGGCAGGCGATCGTCTCGGTTCGCCAGATCGCCGTTGAGGCCGAAATCCACGAACGGTCCGTGTTGCGCCATATCAAGGCGCTTGAAGAGCGCGGGCTTATCGAGGTGCGCAAGCGCAAGCGGGCGAACGGCGAACAGGACTGGAACGCCTATATCCTGCCGTTCCATCAGACGTCCGTGGAACTGCGGTACGATCCGGGTGACTCTGTGTCACCCGGTGAGGGGAACGCCGCTGATTCGGGCGCTGAAGCGGCCTGTCAAGACGGTAAAAATCAGGGTGACAGCCTGTCACCCGGTGACGGGGCGCCGGGTGACAGAGACGGTCATGACCGGGTGACAGGCGTGGTCAAGCCGGGTGACTCCTGTGTCACCCCTATAGAAACAACTAAAAAAACAACAAATAAACCCTCTAACTCTCAAGACGCGGGCGCGCGCGACGCGCCGGGCGCGGGCGATGATTATCCGCCCTTCAAGGCCTTGTTCGATGCATGGCCGCAAGGCGCGTGGGGCGATGTGGCCAAGGCCGAAACCCATTTCGACACGATGAGCGGGGCGGATCGCCGCAAGGCTTTGGATGCTGTCGATTGGTATATCGAGGGGCTGCGGCAACGCGGGCGCACGCTGATTCCGGCCATCGTCACCTATCTGACCGGTGGTGCTTGGCGCTATCGCGAGGAGGCCGAGCGCGCCAAGGCGGACGCGCGGGAACGGCGGCGGGATGCTGTGGCAGTGCCGGAAGCCGACACAAAGCCCAGGGTATTTGTTGCCCGGACCGATCCGCAATGGAACGACATTGTGCATGCATCGCAGCGCGGTGACCCGCCCTGCTTCAAATCCAAAACGCATGGTGCCGAAGGGTGGATTTTCGACAAGGTCGTGGTGGATATGGTGCGGTCGCCGGGTGCCGATCCGCCGGACGAAGATGCGGCGGAATAGGCGGGCATGAACTGAGGCAAGGCGAAGGGCAAGGGCAAGACGATGCGGCGGAAAGAGGACGGCAAAGCGGAGATCGGCCGGGCAAAGCGGTGGGCGCGGGCGCTTAAGCGCACCCTGCGCAATGGCCACAAGGCGCGGTGGTTCGTGGTTCGTGTGCGGGCTGGTGAAGAGTTTCGGGCGGAAGAAATCCTGGCCAAGAACGGCTATGGCTGTTTCGTGCCGTTCGAAAAGAAGTGGCGGCGTCGCAGCCGCTATCAGTGCGCGCCGGAATTGGTGCGCCGGCCGTTGCTGATTCGCTACATGTTCGTCGGGTTCTCGGCCGATCCGATCGACTGGTACCGGCTGGCGTCGTTCCCGTTTGTGGAAAAGATCGTCGGTGTCGGCGGCTATCCCTTGCAGGTGCCGTGGTCCCACGTGGCGGACTTCGTGGTGCTCTACAACCAAGACGGCAGGACGGCGCCACGCGAGCAGAAGTACATGAAAGCGAATAGAGAATTCGGTGTGGGCGATCGTGTCGAGGTGTTCGGCGGGCCGTTCGACGGCAGCGTGCTGCGGGTCGAAGAGATACGCGGATCGAAGGCGAAAGTGCTGGTCGATATGCTCGGGTCCGAGCGGGCGGTGACGATCCCGGTTGACAAATTGGCGGCGGCCTGACCAACAATGACGCCAGGACGACACGCGGTCCCTGCCATGGCAACCATCCCCGCAAGGCGGATCGGAGAGTAAGACCCGGCAAACCGGTGCCCGGACTTCGCGACAGCCGAGTGCGGCAGGTGCGAGCGTCACAGGCGGCGGCGCGTGGCCAAACGGAAATCAAACGACAAGGCAAGCACGATGTGACCGAGCGCACGACGCGGCGGCACCGGACCAATCCGCACCATCACCTCTACAACAACACGCGGTGGCGGAAGCGCCGCAAGGCGCATTTGGAGAGCGAGCCAGTGTGTCGGATGTGCGCGGCACGCGGGTTGGTGAACGACGGCTCGCGGCAGATAGACGGAACGCCGCAGCCGGACCCGCTCCGGCGGTTCTTGGTCGCGGATCATATCGAACCGCATCGGGGAGATCGGGGAAAGTTCTGGCACGGTGAATTGCAAACCCTGTGCCCAGACCATCACGACGCGGTGAAACAGGCGGAAGAAGCGCGCGGGTTCTCGACCGAGTGCGGAAGCGACGGGTGGCCGGTGGACGCGAAGCATCCCGCCAATCGGTAGGGGGGGTGCAAAAGTTGAAGGCGGAAGGCCCGTAGACCGGCGGGTGGGGATTTCTGTAGAGAAAGTCGGAATTGAAGGGAAAAAGCCACTTGGTGGGATCGGCCACCAGGTGGCGTTTTTTTGGGTAGGACCATGAAGGGCAGGAAGCCGGACAACGACGCGGTCGTACCGCTGACCGACGGTGTGCGGTATGAGGATCACGAGGCGGCGGCGCTGGCCAAGGCCGGTGCGCTAAAGCCGGCGGGGCTCGATGAAGACGTGTCCCGCGTCTGGGATCGCATCGCGCCGAAGGTCTGCCATCCGACCGTTGATCGCTTGAAGCCGCACATGCTCGAAACCTTCGTGCTCATGTGCAAGGTGCTTGCCCGGTACGAGCGGCTTGCCTCGTACCTTGCCGAATTCAATGTCGGCGAAACCTACGTCACCGAAACGCGCAACGGCGTGCAGTGGAAGTCACGGCCGGAAGTCGGGCAGATGAACGAAGCGTTTCGCCAATTCCTGACCTTGGCGCGGGACTTCGGCTTGACGCCAGCGGCCGAACGCGGGCTGAAGGCCAATCCAAACCAGGGCATGTTGCCATTTGAGGCTGAAGACTTCGCGTGACGGTTCGCACCGATCCCGCCCGCGACCCGGTCACGGCTTGGGCGGAAGACGTGGTGGCAGGCCGGATCGTCGCGGGGCCGCACATTCGAAATGCCGCGAACCGTCACTTGACGGACCTTGAGAACGGACCGGCGCGCGGGCTGTTCTGGGATGTCGATGCGGCGCGGGCCGTGCTGGATTTCTTCCCGCGCCGGCTGCGCTTGAATGGTGGCAAATTCGAAGGCAAGCCGTTCCATCTGCACCCGTCGCAACAGTTTCGCGTCGGATCGCTGTTCGGGTGGAAGGACAGGGACACCGGCTTGCGCCGGTTCCGGCGCTTCTATGACGAGGAAGGCAAGGGCAACGGCAAATCGCCGATGCTGGCCGGAATCGGGCTTGTCGGGTTGGTCCGGGATCGCGAGCCGCGCGCGGAAATCTACGCGGCGGCCTCAAAGAAAGATCAGGCCATGGTTTTGTTTCGCGACGCGGTCGCCATGGTCGATCAATCCCCGGCCTTGGCTGGTCGGGTTCGCAAACTCGGCATTGACCCTGTCTGGCAGCTCAACTACGTCGCGCGGGACGGCGGCAAGCGGTTCTTCAAGCCGATATCGAGTGATGAGGGAAAATCGGGACCGCGTCCGCACATGGCCTTGTGCGATGAGGTGCACGAACACCGCAATCGCGACACGATCGATATGTTGGAGCGCGGCTTTAAGTCCCGCGATCAACCGTTGCTGGCGATGGCGACGAATGCCGGCACGGATCGGCAATCGATCTGTTTCGAGGAACACACGCACGCAATCAATGTCGCGGCAGGCCTTGTCGATGACGATCGTACGTTCGCATTTGTCTGTTCGCTCGATGAGGGGGACGATTGGGAGCTTGATCCGTCCTGCTGGCCAAAGGCCAATCCGTTACTTGGGACCATCCTCACGCCCGATTGGCTCGCCGACCAGGTAAATCAGGCGCGGCTGATTCCTGGAAAACGCAACGGCATTGCGCGGCTGCATTTTTGCGAGTGGACGGAAGCCGAAACGGCTGCATTTAAGCGCGAAGCTTGGATGGCATGCGTCGGTGAAGTTGATATCGACTCGCTTATCGAGGCCGGACACCCGTGCTATGGCGGCCTCGACTTGTCCAGGACCCGTGACTTTACCGCCTTGACCCTGACGTGGGTTTTAGAGGCCGCCCGCGACCAGCAAGTCATGGTCTCGGGAACTTGGTTCTGGACCCCGCGCGACACCTTGGCAGAACGGGCCGCGAAAGATCGCGCGCCGTATGATCAGTGGGAAAAGGCCGGTCACGTCGAAGCCGTGCCGGGTGTGCGGCTCAAGTATCGGTGGCTTGCGGAAGCCATCGCGGAAATTTGCGCCAAGGCGCATCCGATCGAAATCGGCTGCGATCAATACGGGCTAGAGAACTTAGCGGAACACTTGATCGAGATTGGTGCCGATCTGCCGATGACGGTGCATCCGCAAGGGTTCCAAAAAAGGATCCTCGAAAAGGACACGGCATTGCCGGAAGGTGACCAGGAAATCTACCTGTGGATGCCTGACTCGATCAACAAGCTTGAGCATGCGGTCTACGAAAAACGGCTGAAGATCGCGGCAAATCCCATGATGAATCATTGCGCGGCGTCGGTCGTCTATACCGAAAATCGAACGGGGCACCGCATGTTCGACAAGAGCAAGGCCTATGGCCGTATCGATGGCATGGTGTCGCTCGCCATGTCGATTGGTGTCGCCACGTGCCGCGAACGGCAAGGCGATGGTCCGTCGATCTATGAAGATCGCGGAATACTGATGATCTGAGGCAAGTATGGGCTTTCTCACCCGGCTATTTCGCCGACCGGATGCGGCGGCGGAACCATCAAACGCGCCTCGACCGATGGCCAGTGCCGATGCCGGCATGATGTTCGGCGGGCTAAGCGATCCGGCTTTGCTTGAGTTCATTCGAAGCGGCGGTAGTTCGAATATTTCGGTTGAACGGGCGATGACTAACTCAGCGGTCTATCGGTCGGTCACGTTGATCTCGTATGCAATCGGCATGTTGCCGTTGCACCTCGTCGATGCGCAAACCAAGGAAAAGGCGACCGACCATCCACTTTTCAAGTTGTTGCATCGCGAACCGAACGGGTTTCAGACGGCGTTCAACTTTCGACAGTTGATGCAGCGATGGGCGCTGACGCGTGGAAACGCCTATGCCCACATCGTGCGGTCTCGCGGACGGGTCGTTCAGTTGGTGCCGATTCATCCAGATCGTGTGACGCCTGTACAGCGGCCGGACTGGTCTGTCGTCTATGAGGTGCGTAGTGGTCGGCATGGTGGGGGTGTGAGCAAATTGCCGCCTTCCGAAATACTGCATATTTTTGGCGATAGCGACGATGGGCTCTCGGGTGTGTCTCTGGTCAAGATCGCGGCGGATGCCATCGGCCTTGCCATGGATGCCGAGCGTGCCGCGCGGCGCCTTTTCCAAAACGGTATGATGGTTGGCGGCGCCTTGACGCATCCGAGCAAGCTTTCACCCGAAGCCTACGAGCGCTTGCGTGCGAGTATGGAGGACCGTTACGCGGGCGCGGAAAACGCACACCGATGGATGGTCCTGGAAGAGGGTTTGAAGGCGGAAGCGTTTTCGCAGACGTCGAAGGACAGCCAGCAAAATGAGACGCGGCACTATCAAATCGAGGATATCGGCCGCATCTTCGGAGTGCCGCGGCCGTTTTTGAACCTCGATGATACGTCCTGGGGCTCCGGGATTGACGTGCTTGGTCAAACCTTTGTTCGATACGCCCTCAATCCATGGTTTGAAGCCTGGCAGCAGGCGGCTGAACGGTCGCTGTTGGCGCCGGCTGAAAAGGGTCGATACGCCGCAAAATTCAATCCGGGCGCGCTTCTGCGCGGCAACATGAAGGATCAAGCCGACTTTTTCAAAGCCGCGCTTGGTTCCGGTGGTCATCAACCGTGGATGGCCTACGACGAAGTTCGCGACACGACCGACCTTCCGGTCCGTGAGATCGCGCCAAATCCTCTTGCACAAAAAGGGACGAGCAATGAGCCTGCGGAACCTGCCGGAAATTGATGCCGCCAGCCTGCCTGATATCTGCGCGTTTCAGCCGGACCCGGAAGCGGTGGACCGTTGGGACGGAGGCATTCTTGCTGAGCAAAGCGACGAAAACACCATCACCATCTTAGATTCGATCGGTGAGGATTGGTGGACTGGTGGTGGTGTCACGTCGAAGCGTGTCGCGGCGGCCTTGCGGTCGATCGGGCCGGGTGAGGTGTTCGTTGATATCAATTCGCCCGGCGGCGACTTTTTTGAAGGTGTTGCGATCTACAATTTGTTGCGGGAGCACAAGGGAAAGGTCACCGTTCGGGTGTTGGGATTGGCGGCGTCGGCGGCATCTCTGATCACCATGGCGGGCGACGAGGTCAGAATCGGCAAGGCCGCCTTCATGATGGTGCACAACGCATGGGTGGTCGCGATCGGCAATCGCCACGATTTGCAGGACGTAGCGGAAAAGCTGGAGCCGATCGACGGCGCCATGGCGGCGGTCTATGCCGATCGATCGGGTGCCGATAAGGGCACTGTTGCAAAATGGATGGACGCCGAGACCTGGTTCAATGGCGAAGACGCCGTGGGAGCCGGTTTGGCGGACGATTTTCTGTCGTCGGATGCTATCACACGGGATGACGAACAGGCGAAGGCATTCGACCAACTCAAGCCTGTCATGAAAGCGGAATTTGGCCTAGCAAAGGCCGGAATGAGCCGACAAGAGCGCCGTAGCCTCTTGGGCGATATCATGGGGCCGGCCAACGGGCTGGCGGCCCAGCGTCTTGCCGTAGCGGACGAACAAGGGATCGCAAAAGCTCTTGAGCAATTGCGATCGACGATCAGGTCATAACCAGGAGCAAGCAGACATGACCATGCAAACGATGTCGCGCAAGTTGCGCGGCGCCGTCTCCGTTCGTGCCGACGCCACGGGCGGTGACATAAAGACGCTTATTGACGCCCTGAATGCCGACTTCAAGTCGTTCAAGGAAACGATGGCCCAGAAAGACAAGGAGGTCGCCGCAAAGTTCGACGATGTGGTGACCACGGAAAGGCTCGATCGCATCAACAACAGCGTCGGCGAATTGCAGGCGGCGATCGATGACGCAAACGCCAAGATTGCGGCTTTGTCAGTCGATGGCGGGGGCGGTGGCGAGGTCAAGGACCGTGAGTATACGGACGCCTTTCGCGCCTATTTCCGCCGCGATGAAGTCCGCGCGTCCTTGAACAAGGGTGCTGCCGATGAAGGTGGCTACTTGGCGCCGGTCGAATGGGACCGGACGATTGTCGATAAGCTGGTGACGGTGTCACCCATGCGCCAAATCGCTGGCCAACAGACGATTTCCGGCGCCGGGTTCCAGAAGCTCTTCAACCTTCGTGGCACCGCGTCGGGATGGGTCGGCGAGGCGGCGGCGCGGCCGGGAACCAACGGTCCCGCCTTCGGCACGATGTCGTTCGACACGGGCGAACTCTATGCCAACCCGGCGGCAACGCAGCAACTCCTCGACGACGCCGAAATCGACCTGGAAACGTGGCTCGCGGGTGAGGTTGAAACCGAGTTCGCCTATCAGGAAGGTCTTGCGTTCATCTCTGGCAACGGAGCCAACAAGCCGCGCGGCTTCTTGACCTTCGTTACCGGCGGGGCGGCGGCGGCGGTCAATCCGCTCGGACCAATCGCGGTCAAGACGGCCGCGTCGGCGGCCGCGATTGCCACGGACGAGCTGGTTGACATTGTCCACATGTTGCCGAGCGAATTCACCGGGAATGCCCGGTGGGTCATGAACCGCACTACGCAGGGCGTGCTGCGGAAGTTGAAGGACGGTCAGGGCAACTACATTTGGCAACCGTCTTACGCGGCTGGCCAGCCGGCGACGATCCTTGGCTACGCAGTCACCGAAATGGCCGGTATGCCGGACATTGGTGCATCGGCCCTGCCGATCGCCTTCGGCGACTTCCGGCGCGGCTATCTCATTGTCGACCGGGCCGGCGTTCGCGTGTTGCGGGACCCGTTCACCAACAAGCCGTATGTCATGTTCTATACGACGAAGCGTGTCGGCGGTGGCGTGGTCAATCCGGAAACGCTGAAAGCGTTCAAGATGGCGGCGGCCTAAAGGCGCGTTGCCATCTGGATGAATGGGGGGGCGGGATTGTTTCCCGCCCCTTTTTCTCAAGCGCGAAGGAAGAAAGGTAAAGATCATGGCTCAATCCAAACAACAGACCGACCCGGAAAAACAGACCGACCCGGAAAAACAGACCGATCTGGAAAACCAGACCGATCCGGCTGAGGCGATTGCGGCAACGACCGTCGTCGGCACGGGTGAACAGTCGATGAGCGAAGCGGAATGCGGCGAGCGCGGCCTTGACCCGGCGGTGTACGGCTATGTCAAGGACGCGAAGCCGGACGAAAAGAAATGACCATCGTCGTTCAACCGCCGGTGCGGGTCGTCCCACCGGCGGAATCGCCGATTTCGATCGATGAGGCTAAGGCGCATTGCCGTGTCGATCACGACGACGACGACGTGCTTATCGCTTCATTGATCGGGGCGGCGACGGACCACCTAGACGGCTATACGGGCATCTTGGGCCGATGCCTGGTGTCGCAGCAATGGCGGCTCGTCTTGAACGGTTTCCCGGTCGGCGGCGTCATTCCGCTACCCTTAGCGCCGGTGTTGTCCATTGTGTCGGTCGTCTACCGTGATCTTGACGACGACGCGCAAACGCTGGACCCGGGGGCTTATATCTTGCTGCCGTCCGCTGGCTGCGATGGTGTCGTGCGTGCGACCGATGCGGCATGGCCCGCGACAGCGACGCGGCCGGACGCGGTCACCGTGACTTTTTCCGCCGGCTATGCGACGGCGGCCGATGTGCCGGCGGCGATCAAGCAAGCGATGCTGCTCATGGTCGGATTTTGGTACGAGACCCGCGAAGATGCGACAATTGGTGCTGCTGTCCACGCGATCCCGCTTAGCGCGGATCGTCTCTTGGCGCCATATCGCCGGGTGGCGTTCTGATGCCTGCGGGGACGCTTCGGGACCGTGTCACGTTCCAGGAGCCAGTGCCTGCGCCGGACGGCATGGGGGGCTATGTGGTCGCTTGGTCGGATCAATTTACCACGTGGTCTCAGTTCATGCCGGAACGTGGTCGGGAGCGTGTCGAGCAAGGCCGGATCAATGACGCCGTTGGTGGGGTGTTGCGGGTGCGGTGCTCTTCTGAGACGGCCCGGATCACGGCCGCATGGCGGGTCATGATCGGTGGTGAAGTCTACAATATCCGATCGAAGACAAATCCCGATCGTCGCTATCGTTACTACGAAATGACCATTGAACGCGGGGTCGCAACCTGATGGCTGATCAAGTTTCCATGAAGCTGCAGGGCGGTGACCGGGTGTTTCGGCACATGCGTGCGATGCCGCGCGCCGTGGCGGAAGAATGGGACAAGGCCGGTGAAAAGTCGGCAACGGAAGTCGCTGCGCTCGCATCTCATTTGGCGCCCAAACGGACCGGACAATATGCGGCCTCGATTCAGGCAAAGCGCATTAGCAGCGAGCGCGGGCCGGCTTGGGGAGTGTTTGCGTCCTGGGTATGGCGTTTCATTGAATTTGGAACGCTCAACGCCACGGCGCGGCCGCATCTTTGGCCGGCGCTCCGATTGCTGAAAAAACGTGTCCGCAACCGCTACAAGCGCGCGACGTCGAAGGGCGTCAAACGGGCCTTGGGTAAATGAATACCGAAACGGCGGTTCAGACCGCAGTCTATCAGGCGCTAGTCGCCGCGCCGCTGACTGATGCACCGGCGATTACCGATCATCCTCCCACTGATGACGACGGCGATTATCCGTCCATTCAAATCGGCGAAACGATGGTGCTGTCGGACGACGTGTCATGCGCGGACGGGGCGGAAACGTATCAGACATTGCATGTCTGGTCGCGCTATCGCGGGCAACGGCAAACCAAGAGAATTATCGGCGAGATTCATGACGCGCTGCACGGCGCGTCCCTGAGTGTCGCCGGCCTGCAATCCTGCCACGTGCTTATCGAGCAATGGCGGGTCATGGACGACCCGGACGGCCTGACACGGCACGGCGTTGTCGTTTTGACCATTCACCAGCGGACCTAGGAGGCCTGACAATGGCGACGAAGTTGGGGCGCATGCTCTTGCTCAAGATTGGCGATGGTGGATCGCCGGAAGCGTTCGACAATGTGTGCGGGGTGAAGACTCGCGAACTGTCGATCGACAACGAAACGATCGATGTCACGCAGCCGAATTGCTTGGCGCCGGGGAACAAACTTGAGACGGCGATGGATTATGGTGTGCAGACAGTGTCTTGTTCGGTCTCTGGTGAGGCGAGTGACGAGGCGACGCAGCAAGCGTTGAAGTCGGCGGCCTTCGACCAGGGAAAGCCCCGGGCGCAATTGGTGGTGCCCGGTGATGGCACATTCGAGGGCGCGCTTATTCTGTCGAGTTTCAAATACTCCGGCGAAATGACGGGCACCATGAAGTTTTCCGCCGAAATGACCTTCAGCGGCGGCGTGAGCTATACGGCCGAAACGTGATGATGATCGCGAACAAGGCGCGCGGCGAAGTCGCACTTCAGGTCGGCAAGCCCCCGGTCGATCTGGTTATTTGCTGCACCATGGAAGGGCTTGCCAAGGTGTCGGCGGTGGTGAGCGCGCCGACCCTATCGGCGCTTTACCAGCGGATCGTGGGGGCGGAGCCGATCGCTATGCACGCCGTGCTAGAGACATGGACGGTGCAAGGCGAGGTCGCGGCCGCGCTTGACGCATATCGTTTGCCGGACCTGCCAAAGATCGCTCGCGCGGCGGCGGAAGCGATGGCGCATCATATGGAGGGTGAGGACGTGGAGCCGGGAAAGTCGGAAGTCGAAGCGGCGGGCGCGAACGTTTGACCGCCATTCCGTTTCGACAATGGCTAAAATGGTTGCCGGCGGTCGGTTGGTCTCCGACCGAATTCTGGTCTTCCTCCCTGACCGAGTTTTTCTCTGCGATCGAGGGTTGGAACCGCATGAACGGCGGCGGCGATCCGGACGGCTTCACCGATGAAGACCGGAGAGAAGTCGAGCGGCTAAAGCGGGTTTACTTGTGAGGGCCGGCCGCTGTCATGCGCCATGAGTTCTGTAAATGGTTCCCATTTGACATTTGCGCAGCGGGCGGCGGGATTGACGCTTAGTGCTTCGACCTTTTGGTTGCGGAAGCCAAAAGCTGTTGTCTTGACTCCGGTATAGGCGCCGAAGCTGTTCTTCGCGTTCATGCGCACACATACGGCTATGAAATCGCCCGCTAATGGCGTTGTAGCGTGAAATGGTGCCGAAATCTCTGCATCTCGCACTGAGTACGGGTCTTTCAGGGACGCCCGGTAGTACGCGAATAGTGCCGCACGGTATTCCTGTGGCAGGTCGTCGGTAATTGTGACCGGTCCATTCGTTGATTGGCAGCCGATTAGCGACACGGCAATGAAGAACAGAATAAGTCGCATCATAAATCCTGGTGAATGATGGCGCGCGCGCAGTTGACGGCGAATGTAACTGGCGACGCTCGGCGGATCAACGGCTTGACGTGGTCTGTTGGGGTTTGAGCAAAGGATAGGACGGTGTCACCTTCCAATGAAGAAAAGCTTGTTTATCTGTTCGAGGGCCGAACAAAGGACCTGGAAAGGGCGATGCAACGCGTCGAACGGCAGATAAAGCGCGGCTTTGCCAGTTCGTCGAAACAAGTCAAAAAATTTGAGGCGGATATCAAAAAGGCGTCGTCCACGGCGAAGCTATTTGCGGCCGCATTTGGAGGCGGCTTTGCCGGTGGTATCGTTGCCGGCGGTGTCTTTCAGCTTCCGGGCGCATTCCGTGAAATCATCGCTGAAGCATCGAACCTTGCCAAGATTGCGGACAAGGTTGGCCTTGGTGTCGAAGCCCTGCAGGAACTGCAATTCGCGGCGGAACTGACCGGCGTTCCGGTCGTCGCGCTGAATATGGGCATGCAGCGGTTTTCTAGGCGTGTTGCCGAGGCCGCCAATGGTGCTGGCGAGTTGCTGCCGATCCTGAAAGCGAACAACGTGGCCTTGCGTGACCAGAACGGCAACATGCGGTCGCAAATCGATATTCTCAACGACTATGCCAATCTGATCAAAAACGCGAAGTCGGAGCAGGAGCGGCTCCTGCTTGCCTTTAAAGCCTTCGACAGCGAGGGTGCGGCGCTGGTCAACCTGTTGAAAGGCGGATCGAGCGGGTTAGCGCGCTTCCGGCAAGCGGCCCGTGATGCGGGCGGGGTTCTCGAAGACGACCTTCTCCGCCGCATGGAGGAAGTGGACAACCGTTTTGCCCAGATAGGGCGGACAATCGACATGTACCTGAAAAGGGGCATTCTGAGCAGCGTTGATGCACTTGATACGCTTTTAGAAAGAATGCGCACTGTCGACGGTCAGGCGACGGCGACGCTTGAACAGCGGCTTACGGCGATCGGTGCTGAAAACCTCGAACTCGAGCGCCAATTGCTGCTTGTAAAAGACGAAAGCCGGGCGACGCGTGAATTGGCGACGACGGAAACCTTGAACACTGAGCGGCGTATCGAATCCTTAAACGATCAAATAAAGGCGAACATCGAGGAAGAGCAAAAGATACTGGCAGAGTTGGATCACCGTCGCCGGCAAGACTCCGGCTCCGGTTCGTCGTCGGGCGGTTCCACAATCATTCCGCCCCCTAAAAAGCCCCGCACCGGGCCGTCACAAGCCGAGCGGGAATTGGAGCGCCAGCGGCAAGCGGTTCTGAAACTGATCGAAACCCTTGAAGATGAGCAATCCATGCTCGGCATGTCGTCGGCTGAACAGCGCGTACACAACGCCTTGCGCCAGGCCGGCGCGGTGGCGACGGATGAACAGAAGCAAAGGATTGCGGCGCTTGTGACCGAAATCGAGCGGGCAAAAAAGGCGCAAGAGGAATTCAACCAATTGGTTGAATTTGCCGGTAGCCAACTCACGGGCGTTTTTTCCGACATGATATCGGGCGCCAGTACCTTTGAAGACTCCATGAACCGGGTCGCCAAGGCGATCGCCGATGCCGCTTTGCAGGCGGCGTTGATGGGGCAAGGGCCGCTCGCCGGCCTGTTCGGCTTAGCGCCGACCGGCGGTAACACAATCGGCGGCTTGGTTGGCTTGCTCGCCGGTTCGGCCGCATCGCCAACGGCGGCCTTTGGTGGGCTCTTTGCCGATGGCGGGCATCTTGGCGCGGGCGAGTGGGGTATTGCTGGTGAGAGGGGTCCGGAGATTATCCGGGGGCCGGCCGAAGTTGTGCCAATCGCAAAGCATCGTGGCGGTAGCGACGTGCGGGTCACGCTGTCGACCGCGATCGACGCGCGCGGTGCGGACTCGGGTGTCGAGGCGCGCCTAGAGCGGGCGCTTGCCGAGCGCGATCGGAACCTTCAGCGCGTGTTGCCCAGCCTTGTTCGCGAGGCCGCCAGCCGTGGGAGCCTTGGCTAATGGCCTATTACGGCCTTGTCTGGAAAAACGTCTTCGTGCGGTGCCGGTTCGATCTTGTCGAAACGGCGCAATTCGGCATGGCCCGTGGCGGCCTTGCCCAGGTGATCGGCGCCGGGGCGCCGCGTTGGCGCGCGACCTATCAGACGCGGCCCTTGCGTGCTGACCATGTGCGGCAATGGGAGGTGTGGTGGCAGCGCTTGCGTGGGGGCTTGAACGGCTTCCACGCGATTCCCTGCCTGCAACGCCAGCCGGCGGACTATTGCGGCGTCGACCTCGCGAGCATGACGCGGGCCGGCGGCGGGGCGTTCACCGGGATCGCCACATTGACCGCGCTGGACACAACGACGTTGTCGATTTCTGGATTGCCGGCCGGCTTCGTGTTCCGGGCCGGCGACTTCGTCGGGCTTCGCGAGGGTGGCAATCGCGGGTTACATCGGATCCTCGCCGATGGAGCCGCTTCAGGCGGCGGCGCGGTGACGGTGTCCGTCGTTCCGTTCGTGCTGACCAACGTTTTCACGACGTCAGCCGAAGTGGTGATCAAGGACCCGTCATGCCTGATGGTGCCGGAACAGGGCAGTTTTTCAGGTGAGCAAATGGCGACCGCGTCGCCGGTGACCTTTTCCGGGATTCAGCGGGTGCTTTAGATGCGGGTCATTGATGCAGCCACCCTTGCGCGGCTCGATGAGGGCCGCATCATTGAGCATGTCGGCCTCATTTTCGACTTCCCGTCCGGCCTTCATGCATTCTGGACCGGGCAGGGGCCGTATGTCTGGAATGGCGTGACATTCATCGGCGGCGGTTCTCTGTTCGAATTGGACCCGATCCGCGCGACGGACGGCATGGAGGCGGTCGGCTTGACGGCGCGGCTGCGGTCGATCGCCGACAGCGCGCTTTCCGGCGACGTGCTCGCGACGATCAATGATGAGCACTATCACCAGCGTCCGGTGTCGCTCTACCTGATCTATTTCGACCCGGACACCGCCGCCGAACTCTCGGTGGAGGTGCTATTTCGCGGCTATGTCGATCAAATCATTCATCGCGAGGATGGCGACGGGACGTACATGCTCACGGCGACGCTGGAATCGCGGGCGCGCGATCTGACCAAGCGCGGCGTGCGGACGCGGTCGCCGGCCGATCAAGATCGCGTGCGATCCGGTGACACCGCCTTTCGTTATGCCGCCCGGCATCCCCACGAGACGATTTATTTCGGGATGAGCGGTCCAAAAAAGAAAAAGGGCGGCGGCGGCTTGATCGGCGTGGGCCATCGGTTGCGCAAAGGCCGCGGCCGTCGTGGGGGCGGCGAAGGCTAATGCGCGCGCCGGGTTGGGAAACGCGCTTTGTCGAGACGATTGAAGCGCATTCGTCGCAGCCGTTTGTGTGGGGTGCCAGCGATTGCTGGTGCTTTTCCATGGACGTCGTCCAAGCCTTGACCGGTGCCGATCCGTGGGCACATGCCAGGCGGTACAGGACGCGCATTGGCGCGGCGCGCATCCTGAAAGCGGAAGGCTTTTCGAGCGTCGCGGACGCGGTTGCGGCGACGTTCGCGCCGGTTCCGGTCTCGATGGCGTGGCGGGGCGATCTCGCCATTGTCGACAGTGAAGACGGCCCCGTCGTCGCTGTGGTTGAAGGTGTCCAGCTTGTGGCGAAATCCGAAGCCGGGCTTATCCGATTGCCCCGCGCGATGGCGCGGCAAACGTTCCGGGTGGAATAGATGGCGGTGATTGGCGCGGCCGTCGCGGCGGTCGCGGGGGTTGTCTCTTCTGTGGCGGGCGCCGTTGGCGTGCTCGGCACGGTCGGAAAGGCGTTGATCGGTATCGGTCTGTCGGTCGGTGTGAACGCTCTCGCTGGCAGCATGGCACGGTCCGGCTCGACGCCGGGCGGTGTGCAGTCGGATGTGTCCTTCGGCGCCGATGTGCCGCGTTCGATCCCGTTTGGCCGTGTCGGCACGACCGGGCATTTCATCTACAAAAACAGCTTCGGAAAGAACAACAAATATCTTGAGCTGGTCTATGTGTTGGCTGATTGGCCCTGTGATGAGCTGGAAAAAATCTGGGTCGATGGCGAGGAAAAGGCGCTGGTCGCTGAAGCCATACCGCCAGGGAACACCGAAACGGCGCGCTATCATGTCGACGGTTATAGCCACAATGGCGAGGAAAAATTCATTGTCCGGTTTTTCAAGGGCCGGTTCAACCAGGCGGCGGACGCGGAGCTGGTTGCGAATGCGAGGGGCAGTGGTAGCAATCGGACGTGGGACGACGATTCGGTCGCGGCCGGATGTTGCTACGTCTCCGTGACGCTGTGGTATGAGGATAAGCTTTATCCCAGCGGCGTGCCTACGCTCTTTTTCCAGCTCAAGGGCGCCTTGCTCTACGATTGGCGAAAAGACGACACGGTCGGCGGCTCGGGCAATCACCGGTGGGAGGATGTTGGGACTTGGGAGTGGTCGGACAATCCGGCGGTTTGCGAATACAATTACCGGCGTGGCTTTTGGAGGAATGGTGAAAAGTTGCTCGGTATGGGTGTTCCGGCCTATGACCTCCTCCTAGACCACTACACGGCGGCCGCGAATGTCTGCGATGAGCCGACGACCGAAGGCGGCGAGACCGTGCGGCGGTACCGATGCTCGGCGATCATCGCCGATGACATCGAATATCGCACCGGCGTGGAGGCGTTCACACGCGCCATGGCCGGTTTCGCGCTTGAGCATTCGGGTCAATACGCGCCCGTCGCCGGCACCTCTCAGGCGATCGTTGCGACCATCACCGATGACGACCTCATGGTCGGTGAGGCGGTCGAATGGTCAAAGACCCGTCCGCGCTCCGAGTTGGTGAATTCGCTCTCAGGGACCTTCACGGACCCATCCGAGCTTTGGGAGCCGGTTGCTTACAAGCCCCTTGTCAGCGCGACATGGGAAGCTGAGGACGGGGGGGAGCGCTTGGCGGCGACCTATGACCTGCCGTCGGTCACGTCCCGCTTTCAGGCCTTGCGGGTGCGTCGGACCTATGGCCGGGCAATGCGGATGCAGGCACACGGTTCCATCGCGCTCGGTCTGCGGTTCATCTATCTGGAACCGGGCGATTGGATTCGCTGGAACTCAGCGCGATATGGAGACCGCACCTATCGCATTGCCGAATGGGTGAAGGAGAAAAACCAGGTCATTCGGCTAGGTATTGAGGAAACCCAGCCGTGGGTGTTCGGTGAGGATGCTTATGACGGCGACGTGACGCCGACGCTGTTAAACCCCGTTCCGTCCGGATTGGCGGCGACCGTAACGGGATTGACGGTACAGGCAACGACGATTGGCGGCGGCAAGGGGCAAGAGCGGCCTGCGCTGCATGTCACGTGGGACCCCCCGGAAGACCGGACCGTCACGGCTGTGATTCTGGAATACCGCGTCGCGAATTCTCCGGCCGTCTACCGGTATCGGGACGACGATCCGGAATCGGGGTCTCACCACATCGTGCAGGACCTCATGGGCAACACCGGCTATCAGGTCCGTGCGACGATCGCGACGCGGCCGCCGCGCGTGACACAGTGGACGGCGTGGGTCGGCATGACCACGGCAAACGTCTATGAGCTGGTCGACGCGCAAGCGGCGATCGACGCGGCGGCGGCGGATGCGGCGGAAATCCAGCAATTGCTGTTCGATGCGATCGGCGGTGCCGACGTGGAACTGATCAATCTGGGAACGCTGGCTGTCGCGCAAGGCGTGCTGGAGAGCCAAGTCGCCTTGAACGGCGTTGACGTGACGCAATTGCGCACGTCGCTAACCAATCTTGTCACCGCCCTTGATCATCGCCAGAGCGTCCGCGACACCGTCGCAGCTCACATAGAATTCCAGTGGTTCGAGGATCTGGAATCGAACGCGTCAACCTTGCTCACCTTGGCAACGCAGGTTGATGACATTAATAGCACTTTGACGGATGCTGGCATCGTCATCGACCCGGTGACCGGCAATGTCACCATCACCGGCGTTGACGGCCTTGACGCGCGCTTGACGTCCGAAGTGGACGCACTAACGGGGCTCATTTCCGACCGCGCAACGCGCGTTGAATTGCAGAACGGATTGGCGGCGTTGGCGGCCGGCTTCGAAAGCTCCGAAATCTGGACATTCGATGCCGGCTCGGACGGCTGGTCGCCGTCGGCGGGAACGCTGACATGGGCGGCCGGCGCGGTGCAAATCGGGGCCGGCGGGGTTGCCGTGTCGCCAACGGTGGCGATCGACGCGGCGGCGAACCCGCTGATCGCCATGCGGATCAAGCGGGCGTCGGGCGGCGATTGGGATGTTGCCGTGGAATGGGACGCGGGCGCCGGTTGGGTCGGCGGTGTTGCCATCGACGAACCGGCTTCGCCGGGCTCATACAAGGACGTCACGCTGTCGCTTGCGGACGATCCGGCATGGGCCGGGACAATTGAGGCAATCCGCATCGTGACGTCCGGCGGGTCAGCCTACGACGTCGACATGGTCCGGGTCGGTCAATCCGCGCTCCAGCAGTTGTTTCTGGACGATATCGCCGGCACCTTGACCGACCTGCAAACGTCGATCGATCTCAATTCGGCGGCGATCGAAAGCCGCGCGACCCTTGCCGAACTCGGCACCGAGTCCGACCGGATCACGACGGTGATAAGCCGTGTTGACGCGGCCGAAGCGGCGATCGCCCTTCGTGCGACCACGGCGGTCGTCGATGACATCGCGACGTCTGTCACCGTCGCGCAACAGCAAATTGACGCGCTTGCGGGCACCATCCATTCGTTGGCGGTGTCGACCAAGACCGACGACCTGTCGCGGGAAGTTGAAAATCTTGGGCGGTCCCTGATCAATTGGATTCGAACCGGCGATGAACGGCTCAACGAACTGTCAGCCGGTTTGTCGGTCGCCTCGCACAAGCTGTCGGCGCGGGTAGACTCTGTTGACGCGGCGCGTGCCGAGCAGCTTGCGACGCTGTCGGCCGCGATCGACGGCGCCTTGGCGACGATCACCGCTGAACAGGTGGCACGTGCCGATGCGATCGCGGCCGTCACGGCCGATATTTCCAATCTCGAAGCGCGCGTTGCGGCGAATGAGGACGGCACGGCGGGGGCGGTCGCCGCGATCGCGAGTGAGCAGATTGCGCGGGCAACGGCAGACGAAGCGATTGCCTCGAACCTTACCGCTGTCGAGGCGCGCGTGGTCACGGCCGAAGGCGCGGTTGCGGAAGCGCAGGCCAGTATCGCCGATGAGGCGACGGCGCGCGCGACGGCTGACCAGGCCGAAGCGATCGCGCGGCAAACCCTCGCGGCACGTGTGACGACGGCCGAAGGCGATATCGCGGCGGCGACGGCGGCGGTCGCCAGCGAGTCCGTTGCGCGCGCCAATGCCGATGGCGCGCTCGCGGCGACGGTGACCTCGCTTGCCGCGCGGGTCGACTCCGCCGAAAGCGGCGTATCGGCAAACGAGGCGTCAATTACACAAGAGAGCGTCGCGCGTGCGAATGGCGATAGCGCCGTCGCTGCGCAGGTGACGACCATGCAAGCGACGGTGAATGGCCACACGTCCACCCTGCAAGTGCATGGCGGTGCCATCGGGGGCTTTGCCTATCAGTGGGGCGTGACGGGAACGATCAACGGCAGCACCGGCGGTTTCACGATGACGGGTATCCGTCGTATGGGCGGATCGACAACGCACCAACTTCTCGTACGCGGCGACGTCCTGGTCGATGGAACGATCACGGGCGCCAAGATCGCGGCGGATGCAATATCGGCAAATCACATCAATGTGTCGGGGCTTTCAGCGATCAAGGCTGATATGGGGACGTTGACGGCGGGTAAGATCGTGTCCGACAACGGCAAGCTCGAAATCAACGCCACGGGCGGCTTCATTCTGATCCGAGATTAGGGCGATGACCAACCGTGTGATTTTTGGGGATTTCAATGGCGAATACGTGTTGCGTGTCAGCCGGCCCGGCTACAATGTCGCGGCGGCTCTCGCCACGAAGAATCTGGCCTTTGACAGCCGGTGGCCGGACGCGCTGACCGTCCATCAAACCGGGTCGTTCAGTACGGATGATACGATTTCCGTATCTTTCCCGTCTCTCGGATACGTCCCGGTCGCCTTCGTGATGGCGTGGGATCGGCCGCGCAGCCGGTTCAGCGGCTTCAATGACGGTGAGGTCTATCACACCCACAACAAGATTTATGTGGACCAAAGCCAGCCGCATCCCGTGCGTGTCTACTATGTGATTTTCAAGCAAAAACTGTGCAACGTGTTGGGCTGACGGTTCATGGTCAATCGCGTTTGTTTTGGCATGAAGGGCAGCGATGCGGGGGCCTGGATTTCCAAGCCCGGCAAGAACGTTCTCACCGCCGCCGAAAGTGACATGATGTTTTCAACGTCCGCGCAATCGGGGCAAATCGTGCAGTCTGGCAAGGTGACGTTGCCGGCCGGGACAGGCCAGACGGTTTCGGTCGCGCTGCCGCCGCTGGCGAAGACGCCACACGTGGTGTGGGGCGATAATCTCGACTTCCTCGAATCCACGACGATGACCATCACGTCATCGGCGGTCGTCTTCAAAAACCACACCGGCGGTGCGATCACCGTCCGCTATGTGATCTTCGACGTCGACCTATGACGAACCGGGTGATCATGGACAGTGCCGGATTGCGTGTGTCGCGAGCCGGCGTCAACGTTTTGACTGCGAGCGATGACCAGCTCCTGTTCAACTCCGATTTCTCCGGAATGAAGGTCATCTTGCGTGGCGTCGCCGCGACGTCGTCGGGGAGTTGGAAAAAGTTCTATTTCGGCCGGACATTCGACAGCGCGCCGCTGGTCTTTCTCGGCTTGGAGCGCGAGCTGCCATTCCCCGGCAAACCGGTGGGGGTTTCGACGCCTGTCAAGCTGTCGGTGGCGATGGTCGTCTACCGCTTTAGCGGTCTTGACCCGCAGATATACGGCTTGGCCCGCGCGTTCAGCGACCGGCTGGAACTGAAGTCCGAAAACACCAATGGGTCGACCCGGACGATTGTGTGCCGGTACGTCGTGGTCGACTACCCCGTCACCTAACCGAAGCGAAAAAGACATGGCTACAGACAGCGTGGTCGCCACGGACGAATCCGCCGTGGACGACGCAATCATTCAATTCGATGCGGCCGGCCGCATCTTTCACATCATTACGGCGCCGATTCCGGCCGGCCTGCGAGACGTGCTTGACGAGGCGGGCGAGCCGTATTTGTGGATCGCGGACGGTCGGGCGATCGACCCGGAAACGCATCGCGTGGACCTGTCGGACCCGTCGGCGCCGGTCGTTGTCGCGCGGGACTTGGACGAGGTCGGGGCGGAACGGTTTGAGGCCTATCGCGAGGCGATGGCGAGTGACATGGAAGCGATGGCGAGCCGGGCTTTCGCAGGGCTGCGGCGGCCGGGCCGGGACGCGATCTATGACCGAAAGGCGCGTGAGGCTTCGGACTTCCTCTTAACCGGCGATCCGGCGACGGCGCCCCTGCTTGCAGCCGAGGCCGTCGAAACCGGGTTGGCGCTGTCGGCATTGGTCGCTGCGGTTCACGCTTACGCGCATGCCGAAGCGCTGGGCATCGAACGGATTGAAGTGGCGCGGCGCGTTGCAAAAATTGCCATTGCGGGCGCCGACACCGTCGACGAGATCGACGCGGCCGTGACGGACTTTGCGGACACAATGCAGGACATGGAGCAAGACTGATGGCGACCATTTATCGCGTCGGCACGGCGGCGGTTACGGCGAATGACGCGACCGTGCAGATTACGGGGGCGTCGGTCGACCTGTCGGTCATTCGCCCGGGCACCCTCTTTCAGGTGGATGGCGACACCGCGCGCTATGAAATTCTGACGGTCGACCAACCGGACGGCGTCTGGACCATCACGCTAAATCGGCCCTTTGCCGGCTCCTCGAATGCGGCCGCGTATTATCAGATTGAAGACAACGGCATCGCGGAAGGGTCGACCGCACAGGTCGCGCAACGCGCGACCGAAATGCTTTATCGATTTTCCAAGCTTCTGGCCAATAACGCCGGCAATACCATCATCAACGTGGCGCGGACGCTGCTGGACGCGACGGCGGCGGTGGAATTCAAGACGGGTCTCACGGTCTATGCGCGCGCGGCGCTCGCGGACAATGACGACCTCATTATCGAGACGTCGGAAGACGGCGTCGCCTTCACCGAAGCGATCCGCGTTGCCAAGGACGGGACATTCACGGCGTCCAATTTTGCCGTAGGGTCATTCACCGTCGACACCGTCGCGGCGGACACCCTCACCGGCGACAGCGCCGTCATCGGCACCTTGCAGGCCGATAGCGCGACCATCGCGGGTGCGCTTGCGGCGGACACCCTCACGGGCACAAGCGCCGTCATCGGCACGGCGGAAATAGGCAGCGCGACCATTGCGGGCGCGCTTGCGGCGGACACCCTCACGGGCACAAGCGCCGTCATCGGCACGGCGGAAATAGGCAGCGCCGAGGTCGAAAATCTCGATATCATCCGACCAACCGTCACCGACGAAGCCGTCGCGCGGTTTCTGACCGGGGGTGTCGTCCGGGCCAAGGTTGGGTTGGACGTCCAGGACCGTATCGTGGTGTGGCTTTCCGCTGATGGTGTCGCTTTTCAAGCGGGGATCACCATTGCCAGTGATGGCGCGGTGACAATCCCGGTGGCGACCATCGCGGCGCTGACCGTAGACGCACTTTCGGTAGTCGCGTCTGGCGACGCCATCGCCAATATCGACAAGGGCGCGGCCGGCGACGACGCGTCGCTCGCGTTCAAGACGGACGGATCGCCGAGAGCCCATATCGGCACGGTCGGTGACGATGATTGGCGCCTGAAGGTCAGTCCAGATGGCAGCGTCTGGCATGAGGCCATCATCGCCGATCGGCAGAGCGGCGCGGTCACCTTGCCCGCTGGTCTGGTCGTGCCCACCATCAATCACGGGCCGCTCGCGGGGCTTCGCAATTTTGCCATGAATGGCGATGGGGCGCTCAATACGCGCGGTTTTGCGGGCGGTGCGGCCGCCGCCGGGGCGTTTGTCTTTGACCGCTGGTTCGCCGGTACCGGCGGCGCGAACGTCACGGTGTCGGGGGAGATGATCACCCTGACAAGCGGTACTATCTGCCACTGTATCGAGGCGCCACGCATCGCAGCCGCGCTCGTGACGCTGTCTGTTGAAGACCCGACCGACGACATTCTTGCTGATATCATGGGTGTGACCGGCACCATTCCGGCCGGCGCTGGGCGGCAAGGCGTGTCGCTTGTGGTGCCGGGGGGCGCGGTGGAGAATGTCACTGTCAAGTTGACCGCTGCCGGGGCGATCTTCAAACGCATCCAAGTTGAACTTGGGCCGGTGGCGACGCCGTTCGAGCGGCGACCGACTGCACTCGAAATGGCATTGTGCCAGCGGTACTACCAATACAACGAACTGCAGCTTGCGTTTACCTACAGGATCAACAACAACGAGTCGCAGCGGGGTTTCGGCATACCGATCGTGCCGACAATGCGGGCGGCACCGACCGTCGCTACAACCGAAGATTTTTTGACGATCAATGCGATCACGGCGACGCCAAATTTCCTATGGGCACATGGGACGGCGGCGGCTGTGTCGTCATGGGCCCGGTTCGTCACAATTGAACTTGATGCGGAGTTGTTGTCATGATGAGTGTCACATCGGCCGAATACGTTGAAGGTGGGGCGATCCACGCTGAAATCGACGGACGGTGGTTGATCGTGCCGAACGATCCGGGGAACCGCCATCGGGCAGCAATTGCCGTGTGGGAGACGGCGGGCAACACCATTGCGCCCTATGTGGCACCGCCGCCGCCGGTGCTGGCGACGGTTAGTCGGCTGCAATTCTGGGCCGGTTTGGCGGCGGCCGGGCTCGTGAGCGAGGCCGAAGCGGAATCCATGGTCGCCGAAAAGACAATCCCGGCCTCGATCGCCGCGTTCATCGCGGGCTTGCCGTCCGAAGACCAGTTCGTCGCGCGGATGGCGCTCAAAGGCGCGACCGAATTCGAACGAGGCAACGGCCTTATCGAGGCTTACGCCACGGGCGCCGGGCTTTCGTCCGGCGATCTCGATGACTTATTCGGTCAAATGGCAGCGATCGCCGTATGAGGCTGGTGCTCAACTATCTCTACAATTTGCATGTCGCAGCGTCGCAGCTCGTCAATGTCGTCCTTGGCGGCGACCCAGACGAAAGCCTTTCGGGGCGCGTCGGAAAGTCGGTTGTCGCCGGTGGTTGGGCGGCGTCCGTGCCATGGCCGCAATGGCTGTTGCGCCATTGGCTCGCATCCATCGAACCCGATGAGGGCGGCAATTCGGCCGAGCGGCGCACCGAGCGCTTGTAAGCGTCCACAGTAGATCCTCGAATTTTGACCACCCGCCGCAAGGCGGGTTTTTTCATGGGAGAACGTCATGCAGCTTTCCACGCGGGGCGCGGATTTCATTCTTCGCCACGAAGGATTTAGGTCGAAGGCCTATCGCGACCCGGTCGGGGTCATCACAATTGGGGCGGGGTACACGAACCGCAGCCAAGTCTTTCGGGCCTATTGGCGCAAGACACGCGGTCACGATTTGCGCCTTGGCGACACCATCGGCCGTGGCGAATGCATGGACATTCTTCCGGCGATCGCCAACGAAGAATACGGCGCGGCCGTGAACAGCAAAATCGCGCCGAAAGCGCAGCATCATTACGACGCCGCGACGTCCGTCTGTTTCAATCTCGGTCCGGCGGCGGCGGGGTGGAAGTGGGCTGTCGCACTTCGTGGCGGACGGATCGCGGACGCGGTCCGGCTGTTGCGGGTCACCGGAACGACGGCCGGCGGGCGCCGCCTTGAGGGGCTGGTGATCCGGCGGCGGCACGAGGCCGCGCTTATCGAGACCGGCGACTATGGTGACGGCAAGGCGCCAGCCTATGGCGCCGATGATGACAACGTGCCGTCCGCCACGGACGACCGAGGCGATTACGCGAGCTTGCTTCGCGGCTACCAGGAAGACCTTAAAGCGCTCGGCTTCGATCCGGGTCCGATTGACGGCATCTGGGGGCGAATGACCCGCGCGGCCGTGCTGGCGTTTCAGAAGCACCACGCGGACCTGGTCAACGATGGCATTCTCGGCCCGGCGACGCGGGCGTCGATCGATCGCGCGATGGATGCGCGCGGCGTGACGGCTAAGAGCGCGGGCGGCATCGCGCTTGCCGCTGTCGCGGCCGTGGTGGCGCCACAGGCGGGCGAAGCCGGTTTGTGGGTGCTCGGTGCCGCGCTTGCTGTCGCTGCCGTTTCTGGCGTCGCTGTGTGGCGCTATCGGGGCGAAATCAAGCATTGGTGGCGGGGGTGATCATGAACGCGGCAGTTGCGCGCATCATTCTGCGCTATCTCGTCGGCGGTGCGGTCGCCGGTTCGGTGGAAATTGGCCACCGGCTGGCGACCGACCCCGATATCGTCATGCTCGTTGCTTTCGCCATTGGCGCGGCGGTTGAAGGCTTCTATGCACTCGCCAAGCGCCGGGGGTGGACGACATGACTTGGCTAATCACGACGGTGCTCAAGTGGCTGTCGGGCGGTGTGCTCGACAGCATCTTGTCCCACCTTGAGCGCCGGGCGGCGTCGGAGACTGAGCGCGCTCGGATCAATGCCGAGACAGCTAAGGTCTTCGTGCAGGCTGAAATCGAAAGCCGCAAGGCCGCCCGCGATATCGTCATTGCCGAGCAAGGGTGGTGGGTAACGGCTTTGATCCGGCCGGCCTTTGCCTATCCGCTCGCGATCTATTACGCGGCCGTGATCGCCGACAGCCTGTTCCGCTTCGAGTGGAACGTCGCGTCGCTGCCAGCGCCAATCGACGAATGGTCCGGGTGGATCATCACCGCCTATTTCCTTGTCCGTGGCGTTGAGAAAACCGCGAGGATTTTGCGGCAATGACAATCGAGCTGACGTGGGAATCGTCGATGGTGATTTTTATAATCGGCTCGGCGATCGCCGGTGTTTGGTGGAAGCTGCACAAGCGCATTTCCGACCTCTATGAGCAGCTACAGGACTACAAGCTGGCTGTGACCAAGGAATTCGCGAGTGTCGGTCATTTGAAAGAGGTGGAATTGCGGTTGGAGGCCGCCTTGAACCGGCTTACCGAGCGGATTGACGAATTGCTGACCAAGGTCGGCAAGTAGGGGTACGCCATGCTGACATTATGTACGGTCATCCAATCCAGCGGGCTTGGAGCGGTGTACCGTGCTTTTCGTCTGACATGGGCTCCAGCTTCACAAGGCCCGCGGCCGCCAGCTTGTGCAGGGCGTCATTAGGGCCTGACGCATTTGGGTCGCCTTTGCCGAATGCGGTACAGATATCCCTCATAGCAATGGCTGTCCCGCGCCGCCAAAGCTCCAGCCCGATGAGGACTTGAAGGCGCGCCGCCGTCGGCCGGGCGGCAAAAATCTTTTTGACGACGGCGATCGCATCGTCAGCTAGGGCGACATTCGCCGCGATCGCCGCCGCCTCGACGCCATCGCGGATTTTGCCGGCTGTCGGCGCGTGGAGACTGGATTCGCCCTTGGCGATCCGCTGAATATCGCGGCGATCGAGGCCGGAAAGGCGGCGGATGGCGCCTTCGCCAATCAGGTCGATTAGTTTGTCTATTGGCAACATTAGCGTCTCTATCGTGTCGTGCGATTTTGGTGCTCGTGTTAAGGTCAAAGGGGACCCGCACCCTCTAAATCGCCGGCCGCGTTCCAAAAGCGATTGAAAGCGTCTTGAGCGTGGCGTTCGATTTGGCGAAAAGCTTCAATTTTCGCGGCGGCGTCTTCGACCGCTTTCCGGTGCGTGATGACGGCCTCGTCATACTCTGCCCGCGCAACCGCTTTTAAGCGCTTCTGCCTTTCAGTATTGAGGCCGCCAGGGTCGTATTCATAAAAGGCGTCCGCGTACAGTGAATAGAGCCTGTCTTGCAATTCTGCGGCGTATTTTTCTGCATCGGTCGCGGCTTTTTCCGCCGGTGGAATTTTGTCCATGGCGGCGTGGTATGCCTTGCGTGCGATATCGGCCTGGATGCGCCCATTAATTTCGTCAACGGCGCTTTGTGAAAGGCATATCAAGTCGTCGTGCTTAATTGCGTACCGGGGCGCATCGCAACGCCGTTGCCAGAATTGCACTTCAAGTATCTCCCCGTCGACGACGAGGTTGAGAACGGCGTGCGCGATAGTGTTGGCGTCGCGCATTTTAAGGACTTTAATTTTATGGATTTTATATATGTTGGTCACTTTGGCTTCTCCAGCTCCGGCGCGGCCTGTCCGCTGCCGATGAAAACAATATAATTCACCATCTCCCCGAAGTCAAGGGGAAAGTGTCTTTATGCACGCTGGTTGCTGGTGCGGTGATCGTGTTCGCAATATGTTCTTGACATGTGGACGCATCGACCGACATGGCCAGAGCGAGGCCCGACCGATCGCACCGTCTGGTGCGACGGGAAGCGGGTCGCGCGTATCTACCTGGACGACCATGACGGCGTCGCCGGGATTTGGCGGTGGTTTGGTGGCTGGGCGGCGGAAGGCAACCAAGGTCGCGCGCCGACGCTGGCAGCCGCGCTTGAGGCGGTTCGTGTGACATACCAAGAAACCGTCGGCACTAAGCCGCGAAGACGAATGTAGGGGTGCGGCGGTTGCGAGCCCCCGCAACCACCGATACCAACACTCCCGAGGAAATCCCTCCGGGAGTGTTTGTTTTTGAAGCCTTTCCAATACTTTGCCGTTCCGTCCATTCAAGGATGGTGCGCAATTCTCCATGCAGTGTGGCGTAGATTTCGCCGCGTTCCGGCCCCGGAGTGAGCACAATCTTCTCGATCAGCATCCGTAAGGTCTCGGCTGCTTCTTGACGTTCGGCAGGGCGATTCAAGGCCTTCGTTAGCGTCGCAACCTTCTTCGCGTAGATGCTCGCGGCCGTCGGAAGAAGGTCCGGCTTGTCTTCGGGCGCATCGGCCAAAAGCGCGGTCAGTTCGGTCTTGCGGACTTCCAGCCCCGTCATCTTCTCTTTCATCGACGGATGGTACATGCCGTCGGCAATGGCCTCGACGATCTGGGCGATCTGCTTCTCGATCTTTGCGAGTTCCACCTGCCAAGCATCACCGTTCGAGCGCCGCTCGCGGTTTAGCCGGTTCGTCTCTTCGGCATAGGCTCGCATCGCTTCCGCAGCGACTTCAGGCGCCATCATCCGGTCCTTCAGGCCAGCGAGGACGCGGTTCTCCAGGTCTTCGCGCGGAATGGTGCGGCTGTTGGAACAAGTGCCTTTGCTGATGTGGTTCGAGCAGGCAAAGCGGCCAGCGCCGCGCAGCGAGTAAGGACCCCCACAGCAACCGCAGTAGACCAGACCGGACAGAAGAGACTGAGGCCGGCGCTTGCCGTTGAGCTGGTTCTTCTTGTGGTGCTTGCGCACCGCCTCGGTGACATTCGCGTATTTGTCGGCGATCACCGCCTGCCGATCGCGCACCGCTTGCCAAAGCGCATCATCGACAATCCGCAGTTCGGGCACCTCGCGGATCAGCCAGTCACTCTCCGGGTTGAGGCGCGAGACACGCTTGCCGGTGCTTGGGTCCTTGATGTAGCGCAGCCTGTTCCAGATCAGGCGGCCAATATAGAGCTCGTTATTGATGAGACCTGTTCCGCGCTTCACATGGCCACGGATCGTGGTGTCTCCCCACGGCTTGTCGTTGGGTCCTGGAATACCCTCTTCGTTCAGTGTGCGTGCGATCGTTCGCGGACCGATTCCTGATGCGAATTCGCGGAAGACGCGACGGATGATATTCGCCTCAGCCTCGTCGATCTCCCGGTCGCCTCGGATCGGTTCTCCTCGGGCATCGAGTTGCTTGACGACCTTGTAGCCATAACAGAGCCCGCCACCGGACTTGCCTTCCTCCACGCGACCACGAAGGCCTCGATGTGTCTTGGCGGCGAGATCCTTGAGGAACAACGCATTCATCGTGCCCTTCAGGCCGACATGCAACTCGCTGATCTCGCCTTCCGCCAGCGTTACGATCGGTACGCCGGCGAACTTCAGATGCTTGAAGAAAGTCGCGACGTCGGCCTGATCGCGGGAGATGCGATCCAGAGCTTCGGCCAGCACCATGTCGAACTGCCCGGCCTGGGCGTCCTGCAGCAGTGACTGGATGCCCGGACGCAAGATCATGCTCGCACCGGAGATGCCGGCATCCTTGTAGGTGCCGACGATCTTCCATTTCTCGCGCTTCGCCTGCTCCCGGCAGATACGGAACTGGTCCTCGATCGAGGCCTCCCGCTGATTGTCCGAGGAATAGCGAGCGTAGAGCGCGACGCGCATCAT